GAGTTTGCTAGAGACAAACTCGAATGTAAACCAGTATTCATATAATATATTTATTTGGTTTACGTTGATTCTACAATAAGAATCAATTTAAAGGTAGCTTTTTGTAACTTTTATTTTTTTACTTAAAAAAGAAAGGGAGCCGAAGCTCCCTTTCAGTAGGTTAAACAACCCACCCCGAAAAATCGGTATTAAGCACCTTGAGATGCAAATACACATCTCCAGTTTGACCACCCGAAGGAGTATCTTTCTCTAGCTTTGTAACGCATGTTACCAGTATCGAAATCACCTTCTAATGCAGTTTGCATTGGGCTTCTTTGGAAGTGCTTGAATCCATCTGGACAGTCGGTTTTGACAAACCAAGCATCGCTATCTGTCAAATAATGGTTTACAACGTAGCCTTGTGGCAACATTCCCATATTTTTCATAGCGTTGATGTCATTGTCAGCTGTGCCAACTCTTCCTGGAGTCATTAACAATCTATCAGCAATAAATTGTAATTGTGGTGGAACAATCAACTTGCTACCTTGTAGAGCAATCGCTAGATTTCTGTCATCAGTTAAAGTTGAGATAGAAATAAGAGCGTCTTCTAATGAAGTCTCATTAAGGTCGGTGTAAGTTGAAGGTCTGTTGCTTGATGTTCCGCCGCCACCGAGTGGGTGAGCATTAGAAACAAGAGCAACACCATCACCACCAGTATAACTGCTGCTGAAAGCGTTATTTAATACTGAAGCAGCTTTAATTTGCTTAGTATTTGCCATAGATCTAGCTAGAGCTTTTGTATATCTAGCACCAAGTCTATCGTAAAGATTATCTTCAATTGCTTCTTCTGTTAGAGCAAAAGCAAGAGCTACAGTTTCGTGGCTGTAACGTGAAGTATAGCCTTCGGTGGCGTTATCAAATGAAACACCAGCTCCTTCAGCTTTTACTTGAGCGTTACCAAATCCAACGATCAATACCTCTTCTTCAAAAGCTCTGTCTGAAGATTCAGTTTCAAAGATTTCTTCGTGTTCTGAGTCGTACCTAGCGTACTCCATGCCAAACAAGGCATTCAAACCAGGCTCGAGCTCTTTTGCTAATTGTGAACGATTAATTGCCATGATTAGACTCCTACTGTTTGAGCATAGAAGTGCTCGTTAATTTTGACAATCATGTTGACATTTGCAGACTGAGATCCAGTACCTAAAGTATTGTTGTCAGGATCACCTGAGAAACCAACAATTCTTAATTGTGCTGAAGTCGCTGCAGTTGTTCCAGAAATCTCTACAGCAGAGATTCCAGTCTTGGTTGAGCCAGAAGTGTAAACGATGTCAGCGTTGTTACCTACTACGGTTTGAACAACTGAACCAGTCGCTGCACTTTGAACTTCAAACAAGGCATTTGGATCGTCAACTACGAAAGCCACTGCATCTGATGTCACAGTACCACTTGGCCAGTAAGCTGAAAAAATCACCTCACCGCTTGAGTTGGTATATTGACATCCCCTAAAAACGCCTAGAGCTTGATCGCCAGCAGCAGCTACTAAAATAGTACCTGTATTAGCCATCTTAACTAGGTCGCCTGAAAAGATATTTCCGGACGCGCCAGAAGCAATTTTGTATTCGGTAGTTCCTGCAGAATTATAACCCGAACCTAATTCGCCAACTGGTTTTAGACCGAAAGGTGCATCTTTGTTAGCCATAATATTACCTTTTATCTAAAAAGTTTCTAAAAGTGAAAAGATTAATTTCTCTTTCCACCACCAAAAGTAACGCTTGAGCTTCTCTGAGGTTTTAATATCGGAGAAGATGGATCAGATTCCTTCATCAAATCATTATCAATTGCATCCTGTTGGGATTGCGCACGACCTGAAAAGTAGGCGTTCCTTTCGTCACGTGTTTCATTGGGAATCTTAGCCAAAAGCAAACCACCCACGGCTACAACACCAGCGTGCCTTCCATCGTCCATCGTTGGAAGTTCAAAGTCTCCTATCTCTTCTTTACGTACTAGCTCAAAGCCTTCACGTAATCTTGACATAACATTCTTTTTATCTTCCTGACCGACAATCTCGGCTCTTATCCACCTGTAGGTATATCCTTCAGGTGCTGGTGGTGTCTCCAACATAGATGGGGGACGCCAAGGTTTGCGAGCGCTTGTACTAGCTCGAGTATCTGCAGAACGTGGTGTTCTGTTATCTGTTTTTATTTTATCTGTCATAGTCCTTACCTTTTAATATATTTAGCATATTCTTGAACTGGAACATTCAAACGACGTGCCATTTCAACTTCGCTTTTGGTAAGTCTAACTTGTCGTTTGCGTCCAGAGCCATCAGATCTAACAGCTGGAGCAACGGTTTGTTGCATCCTGCTTTTGGTCTTTTCCCCACTAAACTTATGAGGAAATTCAGCTCTGATACGTTTATCTATCTCATCATAATACATTGAATCGCTAGGATCAAATCCTTCTTCTTCAATTAATTTACGATGAATGTTAAAAGCAGCTAAAGTCATAGTTTCGTCTTCACCAAACCAAGCATTTTTTTCTGCCCAGTCTTGAGCAGCAGGGTCTGGCTCAGGCGCTGCTTGCGGCTGCTGAAATTGTTGAAACTGTTGAGGATTGTAATTTTGGTAAGTAGGTTCAGGCTGTTCAGACTTCATTCTATTATTTACCAATTTACTTTCTTCAACAGTAATCTTATCTAAAATTTCTTGGGCTTTCGTTACCTTATCCCAATCTTGATCTTGATAAGCTTGTTTTAAAACTGCATTTGCTTGAGCTCTTTGAGATTTAAGCCTACTTTCAGCTTCACCAAAATAACTTTTATTTAGCTGAGATGTACTACTTTTCAGTCTATCATTTTCAACTTGTAAGTTTTTGGCATATTCGTATGCTGATTGCGCAGCTCTTTCTTGCTCTCGCATTTTTTTAGTAAGCGTAGCAATACGCTTTTGAACGCTTTTAGAGTAATCCTCTAATTCGTCTTCTTTACTAGCTTTCTGCCCTTCTTCGGCAGAAACATCTTCGACTGCTTCATTAGCATCAGAATCATCAGATTCTGTAACATCTAATTCAACAAGTTCGCCTTCGTCTTCTAGTCTTTCTTCTATTTGATTTGTTGCTTCTTCTTGCATGATTTCCTCACGTTATAGCGTAACGATATCGTCCGGATCTGCGATCGTCGCGATTACTTCGTCGTCGTTTATTATTCGGCATTCAGCATCATCGCCTAATTTAAAGCGAGCTCCTGCATACCGTCCTATTAGCACCCAGCTTCTTTCTTGACACCAGGGTGTGTCTCCAAATTTATCTTTGTCTTTATAACAAAGCGGTCCCATCTTGACCACATACGCAACAACAGAAGCTAAAGCCTCTCTGTCAACAGTATCTTTTACAAGCGTGATTCCACCTTTGGAGACTCCTCGACCGCGATACGGAAGTATCAACATACGCCAGCCGCTAGGACTTGGCATACGCTCGATCAAAGATTTAGACATCAGGGTTGGGTCTAATACTCTTTCGTCGGGACTAACAAAAGCAGAATCTACTTCTGATTTGCTTTCCTCAACTTTTTTTGCCTGATTAGCTTTTGCAGCTTCTAGTTCTACTTCAGCAGCAATATGGTCAGGTACCAGTACTCTCTTCTCCGTCATCTTCTACTATCCTTTTTAGCAATTCTCTTAACTCTGATTCTACGTCGTCGAGAGAATTGTAGCGACCACGTAAAAATTGATAATCCTCAAAAGACTTAACCCCATTTAATAACTGGGCGTTAATATCTTCTTTCTTCTCCTTTAGCCGTTTCTTTAAATTGTCGGCCAACCAAATTGTTGACATTTATTCTTAGTATATACCTGAGAATTTTCCGCCAAATTCTGCTTCGCCCATACCTCTTGCTTTACCTTTGCCCATACCTGGCTTAGATGAAGCGTCAGCGTTGACGTTTTTCATATCGTTAAAAGCAACGCTACCCTTATTTGAGTAAGGTTGTTTTTTTAATATTTTAGGAGTTTCTAAATTTTTTATTTCAGTTCTTTTAATCATTTGTTACCTAAATTGACTTAATCCTAAGTCTATTAATTTTAATTCCTTTTGTTGATCAAGTCTATCTTGAGCAGTATCGTCCTTCATTCTAGCAATATTGCGTTGAACGTCAATTCTTTCTCTATCAATCTGATCTTGTCTCATCTTTTCTTCCATTCTTAATCTTTCTTTTATTTCAAATTGATCTCTGTCTTGTTGCAATTCTTGACCTTTGAGCGCAAGTTCTTGTTTTCTAATTTCAACCAGCGGATCTTCTTGAGGAGGTGTTGCAACTTGTTGAGCAAATTGAGTCATTAATTCAGTCATTATTGGAGAGCTGAATTGAGCCAATAAATCGTTTGCTTGCTGCAATAAAGGAGCTGCCTCAACTGGAGACATTTGCTGAGCTTGTTGTTGTAATTGTTGATACTGTTGTAAAGCTTCTGGAGGCATTTGTTGTTGCGCAATTAAATCAGCTTTCATTTGTAAATGCTGCATGATATGTGCATGTATATTAGCTTGCACTTGCGCATTCATTTGTACCGGAGGCATGTTAAGTAAATTAACGTGCGTTGCGATATGGGCATCATGGTTTTGTTGCATAAATGCTTGAGCTGGTCCACCTGATAATAAACCTGAATTTTCAAAACCAGCTTCTGTAGGTTTTGGTTGTGTATCGGGTGGTGGAATTAATAGCGCATCTATATTGTCTACACCTAAAGCTGCATACATTCTTCGGTATGCTTCGTACACGCCATTAGGACCATGTACTTGAGGATTAGACTGAACTAACTGCATCATCTCTTGAGCCATTACTATTCTTTGGCTCGTTGAGAAAATATCAGGATTAGAAACTGGAAATACATCTACTCTGTCGTCAAAGTCAGCTTGTTTAATTTCCATCTGGCCGCCTGATACCGCATATGGATAAACTGGAGGAAGACTATCGGCAAATATTTTTGCTAATAAATTAAATTCTTTTTTCTGAGCAGAATGAAGGCGTTTATGAATAGCAGACAATACCTTGGTAGATCTTTCTAGTAAAGCTAAAGTTGTTCCTACAGGAGCTTGCGAATTTCCTTCGCCAACATTTATTTCAGCAATAGATGCAAATCTTTGTCCGTTTTGAACCAATATCCCTAATAGTTGTAATAAAGTTCCACTTGGTTCTTTGAATGGTAAAGGTTGAATAGCATCTCTTAAAGAACCTGCTGGAGCATCTACATCTCTAAATTCACCTGGCTGAATTGGAGAATCTTCATCTCTAATTCTAATACCTCTAGTTTTAAAACCAGCCGGTAAATTAGATAAAGTACCAGCATCAATTAATTGTCTGATAATTGAAGTTGAGGCTTTAGACAAACCTCCAATCATATGAGTTAAACCAAATCCATAAAAACCTAGTCCAGGTAAAAATTTAAAATGAACAAAGTATTCGATCTTTTCTTTCATTGGATCGTCTTCGACAAAGTTTCTTCTAATAGCTAAAACATTTTCGCTGTTAGCATCTATCGTTACGATATAAGGCAATTTAACTTCGGTAAATTCACCATTTTCATCTTTGTCTTCAAAACCTTCTAAATCTAAATTGCAATGAACTTCGTATAAGTTACATACTTCACCAGTATCGTAAGATGGTCTCATTCCTTCTAAATCTTCTATTTCAGTTTTTAAACCTGAATCTTGGTTTGGCATATCAACGCCACTTACTTTAACGTTACGATAAAAACCAATTGCTTGTAATTTTTTAACATCATTCTCAGGCATCTTAATTAGATGCGTGATTCTAGGGCAAGATTCTAAATCGGTTGTATAGTAAGGAACGATTAAATCTTCAGGTGGAACAAACTTAGAAACAGCTCGTTGCATATTTTCGTCGTAATACACTTTCTTAAATGCAGATCCTGCCAACGGTAAATAGAAAAGCATTTGATCTAATTCTTCGTCGTATTCTTCCATTACATGAACTATTTGATAGTTCATAAATTCTTTAACGCGTTGAGCTTGTTCTTCTACTTGCGAATTATATTCACCAATAACTTGAGTTTTAACTGGTCCTTGAGGAGGCAATAATTCTTTGTAAGCTTGCGCTTGAAACTGAGTAACGGATTCTGCAAGCAAAGGATGGATAACTCCGCTTGCTCCTTGAAATGGCTCTGATCTTTCATCGTCAAACTTCATACCTAAATATTTCAATCCATCGGTATAAGTTTTTTCCCAATCTTCGCGAGCAGACTTATCGTTTTCGATCGCGGCCGTTAACTCTACATAAATTTTGTCTAATTCTTCTTCTGAAACAACCTCTGCTAAGTTTTCCCCAAAACCTAGCGAAGGCATGTCCACTTCTGGTTCACCTAAAATAACGGAACCGTCTTCTTGATATTGAATACCTTCTTCTCCCAATCCTTCTAAAATATCAATAATTTGATCATCAATATCTTCAGTAGATTGAGTAGTTGTTAAATCTTGAACTGGCTCAACATTTTGAGCTGGATCTGGTACTTGTCTTTCAATTGCCATTAGTAATAAACCCTTCTTCTTGGTTCTCTTTCCTCGTCTTCGTAGTCGCTGTCTAGATAAACAAAGCCGCCTTCACGGAATCGCATCAGCGCTTGAGTCATAGTATCACATAAATCGTCGTTAGCTCCAAATGGAAATGCAGCGCATTCTTCAATCATATCTTCTGCAAACATCATTTTGGGTGCCCAAACCATACCAGATTCAAAAATAGGTGCGACCGAGTGCATACGTGTTGTTTTATCATGTCCACGCGTAGGTGAGTAGTTTACAACAGGAATACCCATTCGTCTTAGTTCTTGCGTCAAAGGAGTTCCTGAAGCTTTTGCCTCAATCAATACCATATCAGTATCCCAATAACGATATTCACGCATCGCTATTTCTTTTAATTCTGGAAAGTCCCATCTACCTTTTTGACAATCTAATAAAATAATAGATTCTGGAGCATCTTCAGATGGTTTAAAAACTCCCCAAGTAGATATTGCCGAATAGTCAGCTGTTTCTCTTTTAGAAAATGCAGTATCGTAACTTTGCATAATATAACTAACTTTTGGTAACGTATCATGTTCCCATCTTTGCCACCAATCTCGTTTAATAATTGAGCCTTCTTCAGCAGTTGGTTGTTGCATCCATTGTGCATTCCATTTCATTCCAGGCAAAGATGCTTTAACTTTTAACAATTCATCTTTTGACCAAAATTCGGGCCAGAGAGGATCATCGGATTTAGGCAATATAGCTGGAAACTCTATTACTTCCCATTGATCAGCCAACGGTTCTTTTT